GACCTTTGGGAAGGTGCTAACTTCAAACTGAAGATCAAGAAGGTTGCAGGATACTGGAACTATGATTCTTCTGAGTTTGATTCTGTTGCTGCACTGAGTGCAGATGATAGTGATCTTGAGAACATCTGGAAGTCTGAGCACTCTCTTGAGGCATTCACTTCCAAGGATCAGTTCAAGTCCTACGAGGATCTTGAGCGTCGTCTGAACCTTGTCCTTGGCATTGGTTCCCGTCCTGTCTCTCGTCCCTCTGTTGATGATGAAGAGTACGAACCCGTTGCCGCTACTGGTGGGTTCAACGATGCTGACATCACACCTCAGTCATCGTTCCGTCAGCAGATGAGTGCTCCCTCTCCTGTGAAGGAAGAAGCAATCGTTGAAGACGATGATGCCCTGTCCTACTTCGCCAAACTTGCTGAAGAGTGATCAAGAAAATCCTGGGGGTGGTCTTCCACCCCGTGACAGTTCTCAATCTGGTATTTGTTGGGTGTCTGGGAATGATTGAACTGGTTCACACCAGAGCACATCATACTATTGAAGTTGATGTTCATGGTCATGTTCACAGAGCACTGCAAAAAAATCCAGAACTAGCAAGGTCTACCTGCTACGAATTGGATTAGTGAATTCCATAAAACTGGAAAAATTTTTCCCGCTAATTTTTTGCTAGAAAAGTCAACCAGTTTTCTTTAGTCTCTGCGAGATAAAGTTGTTAGACCTTTTATAAAAGTTTCTCTTTTTAAATTCGTCTACAAACTGTCTAAAATATTTGGGTTTGAGAAGATAGATTTGTCTCTTCTTCTCATTCTCCAAAGTATAATATTCAATTACGGTGACGGGTTTTGCAATCTCGTTGCCGTTTTTTATTTCAATTTTACCATCGATATTCACCTTGTGAATACCATTGTAGAATGTCTCATCTACATGTAGTCCTTTATTGTATTGTCCGATCTTGTATGTCTCATAGTGATGGATCTCTGAATAAGGATCCTCATACTCACGCATCAATACATTTGATAGTTCCCTGTTTGACATAGGCCAATCGTATTGTGCATTGACCATGTTGTTTGTGATTAGAACAACCCAATCATAGAATGGATCTCCGTATGCTCTCTCAGCAATAATGTCTGGTCTCTCACCTTCGACAATGGTATATTGATTGAACAGCACTGCATAGGAGAATATATCTTCATTGACAGTGAATCTGCGGAAGAAGTTCTTTGCTACGACGTAATCAGATTCCGAGAACGGATACTTGATTGGTTTTTCATCGTACTCGATGTTGGGAACTAGTGAAAAGTACATCAGTATTGCTCTACCTCGTCTGCGAATATGAGTTTTGTCTCTTGGAAGTTCAGAGTTAATCCAACAGCAACCATCTCACCACCTTCATAGGTAGCATAGGTTCCATCTGGTGTATAATTTACATCTACCTGAGTGATAGCACACATTTTATATTGTGCTACATCTGTATTTAATGATCCACCACGCATAAACGAGACTTTACAAACGTTAGGAACTTTGATGTAGTTTCTTGAGGTAGCATCAGAACTTGAGAAATTTAATTCATTACCTAAAGCAAAATTTGGTAGCATTGCTTTTCTGAATGAATTCACAATCTGTTTATTCATAACTGCCTCTGATTGCTTCCTTGGAACTAGTTTAAAATTCAATTGGAAGTTCCTTAGATCAATACCACCAAATAATAGTTCAACGTTTGGGTTTAGAATAACACCTCTAGTTGACCCTGTAATATCATTTCTATCAATTTGTTCTCCAGTAATTTTACTAATTACTTCTTGAATTGCAGTTGTTGCTGCATTGGGGAGGAGTTGATTGATACCAGTATCAGCGACTCTTCCAATGTTTGCTGCAGCATTTTTTAAATCAGCTCCTGCAACACCTAGAACATCTCTACCTACATTACTAAAAGATTTACCACTCCAGTTTGCTTTGTATCCAGTAGATATATCCTCTGGCATGTAAAGGACTACTGATGGGACACCACTAGTTTTTTCATAGAATGCTGCATCTGTAGCAGACTGATTGTATTGAGCCAGACCACCCATCGTATTGTTTTCACCGTCTTTGTTAAGACCTTGGAAAGGTGGTTTGTATTCATAGAATTCAAACAAAACATAATCAGTTTCACCAAGAGCAACATCTTCTGGGTATCTTAAAATATCAGCAGGAACATCTCCTGCTGTTAGAGTATCATAGTTTTGTCTTGTTCTTTTTGCTTCTAACTGAGCACTTTTAAATTGAGTCTTTGTAATTTTAGACCACGTTTGTCCATTAAATCTCCAGTATGCTATCTTGCCATTACGATTTGCAACACGGGTAGTTGTCAGATCGCCAACCTTATCAGTGTCTTTGATCGGGGGAAAAGGTGGCTTAGCATTCCTACCAGTAAATGTTTTACGTTGGTGCTCAGCTTGTAATTCGTAATTTTCAACTGGATCTACTCTCCAACTCCCTAAAGCCATTACTTAGACATCTCCTTTGATTGTTTTGTTCCATAACCTTTGATGAGTCTTTGACCTTTAATCTTATCGTAAAAAGCATCATCTGTCTCTTCCCACACAACCTGTTGGTCGATCGGGAACACCATTCCATTAAGGTCTTTCACAAAATCTGCTGTTGGTAGGAGAATGGCAGTGTCCCATTCACTAGCAGCGAGATCTAAATATAATCCATCTACATGGGGGTGTAGATATTTATGGAAACACTTCTTGGGTATGTCAATTCTACCCTGCATCAATTTTTTAGTTGCAATAATTCTTTTCTTGGGTGATAGGTAGTGTAAGTTAGCACCCCAGAATTCTGATTTAGATGACTTAATTACATACACTAGAGGGAATCTGTCATAGTAAGGCAACCATCTCATCTTTGCCTTATACTCAAACATATACAGATGACCTGCTACTGTATATTTTCTTAGTTCATTTGAATCTTGCTCTTTAGCAGCACCTACTCTGTCTGCTCGTTCATCTAAGATATACTTTTTAAAGTTCTTTTTGTATCTACTTGCTTCAGACTTAACTGCTGATCTATACCATGAGAGAGACTTCTTCTCTCCTGCTGTAGCAGCATTCACTCTCTCGAAGAGTGTTTTGTATCCTGGATCTTTATTTACAGCATTGCGCTGGACTGAGGCGAATCCTGTTGCCATTGTTCTAGACTCCTAAGTGATCTTCGGTTAGTATTAAGAAGTTCATCTGCCTGTCTTCACAATACTCTCGCGCAGCAGACCACTTAGTTTGGTTCTTTGCGTAAGTCAGTGCAGCATTACGATAGGCAGCAGTTTTTTTGTTTTTGTCATTCGGTGGTTTTGTTTGCTTTTTGGGTTTTACTTCAATAATATATTTTGTTATCTTACCTGACTTTTCACGTACCTTAATATAGAAGTCTGGAAAGTATCGTCTCAACTTACCATCAGGTGCCCTGTATGGTATAATAACCTCTTCACTACCCCACTCCAAAATGGAGGGATTACTATCACAGAACACCATGAACTTACGTTCCCATAACGATCTATAGATGATGTTTGATGGGTTGCCACGGTACTTCTTAGGATGGGTAGGTTTATAAATCCCAGAGTACGCCATAAATATAGTAGGACCAACGTAGGTATTTAGCGTGTCTATAGATCGCCTATTAACAACAATGGCAGCGAACGGCGGAATGTCGTTCAGTAATAACTTTGTGGTGAAGTTTCTCAATCCGCCTGTAGGACTGCCAGTTGATGAGGATTACTTTGAAATGTTCTGTAGCGAAGCACAGCTTCCTAACACTAATACTGCACAAGGCAATCAGAATGGATTGTATCTTGGTAGCGGACAAACAAGTTATGCACACACAAGAGTCTTTACAGAGATCCAACTTGGATTCATGTGTGATGCTAACATGTCAGCACTTAAGTTCTTACAAAACTGGAATGACTTTATCTTTAGTGAAGGTGGAGATGAAGTAGCGGGACAAGATCTTCGATCTGTTCAAGGTAATACGGGTAGTTCTGTTAGGGGTAGGAATAGAAGTATTAAATTGCAATATAAGGACGACTATTCTAGCACAATCTTAATCTCAAAGACAGACCTGGGTGGTAATAGTCCTGTTGAAAGAACTCCCATCACATATGTTTTAGAAGAGGCATATCCATATGCTATTGATGCTATACCTCTGCAGTTTGGATCAAGTCAGTTGACTCAGGTAACAGCACAGTTCTCCTATTCTAAGCACTACACAGTTCAGAATGACATTCGTGGTATGGGTGCCAGAATTGTAAATTGAATTCCATAAAAGTGGGAAAATTTTTTCCGCCAATTTTTGGGTAAAAAAGTCGCGCTAAATATACATATGATCTGGTCTAAACATAATGGCATTACCACAAATTGCTCTTCCAACTTATGAGTTGGAAATCCCTTCTAATGGCAAAAAAATCAAATATCGCCCTTTTGTCGTAAAAGAAGAAAAAGTTCTTTTGCTTGCACTCGAATCTGGAGATGATAAGCAGATTGAAGATGCAGTAAGAACTTTGTTAAAAAATTGCATCCAGTCTAGAGTGAAACTCGAAGATTTGGCGATTTTTGACCTAGAATATATTTTCCTACAAATTCGTGCTGTGTCAGTTGGCGAAGTTGTGGAAATGATGCTAACATGCGAAGATGACGGCGAAACGCAAGTTCGTTATAATCTCAATCTGGCAGATGTCAAGGTTGATAAACCAGAAGGGCATTCCAGCAAAATTATGCTATCTGATGAGATGGGCGTAATTATGAAATATCCCTCATTTGAGGAATTCGTCAAAGTCTCTATTGCTGGCAAAAATAGCACTGGTGATGACGTTATTGCTATTATCGCAAAATGCATTGATCAAATTTTTGACGCAGAAGACGTATATGACAGTTCTACGACTTCCAAGAAAGAATTTGTTGAATTTGTCGAAGGACTGACTAATAAGCAATTTGAAAGTGTTGAAAAATTCTTTGAAACTGCACCAGTCCTAAAACATGAGATTGTAATCAAAAATCCAAACACTGGAGTTGAGAATACAATGGTTATTCAGGGGTTAGCAAATTTTTTCGGATAGCACTCTTCCACATGTCCATGGAAGGGTACTATAAGACTAACTTCGCCTTGATGCAGCATCATAAATATAATTTGAGTGATATTGAGAATATGATGCCTTGGGAAAGACAAGTTTATACTAGTCTCCTCATGCAATACTTAGAACAAGTCAAACAAGAACAAGAAAAAGCAGCAAGGCAGTAATGGCACACGGTTTTCTAACACCATCACCAGTAACGGGAGATAATTTCCTTAAGAACTCCAAGGAGGTTAAGGAAAAACTCGATGATATTAAAGGTCTTCTCAAAGATATCAGAGATAGATTTAAAAAGGACCGTGATACCACTTACAGGTCTGGTAGACGTGGTGTAGAGGTTGCTGGCAGAGGTAATATTGGTGAAAATACTGCTGTTGGTGGTGGTATGCTCCCAGGCAGAAAAGCACCTAAAATGCTGCAAGGTGCTACTGGAGAGATTGAAAAAAACCCTATAAACGTTGATTTAAAAACAGGAGCAAAAGTTGAAACTCCTGGTGGTCCAAAAAGACTTCCTGGCACTGCTGGCAAAGGTGGTACATATTCTAATGTGCCAGGTGTATCTGCACCTTCTGGAGGGATTAAAGATAGTAGTTTCTTCAGTAAGACTGGAGAACTTGATATTGAGAAACTACGTGCAAGTGGTAAATCTCCAGAAGAACAAAAAACTATTGTAAGAGATTATAGAGCAAATCTCCGTGCGAAAGGTGTTGCTCCAACTGGAGAAGGAGCACCTCCTATTACACCAGACAGTGGTGCTGATATTGTCGCTGCTGTCAATAAGAATACTGAAGTAATTGTTCGTCTTGCTGATTTAACAAAAGAGCAGACAGTAAGTCAGCAATCGATGCATAATGAGCAACAAGCTCAATCAGATAAGTTAGCAAGTAGAGCACTTGCTAGAGGAGAGGAAAAATCACTAGAGAAGGGTTCTGACCTTTCTTCATTCTTAAAAGCAGATAGATTTGCGCGACTTGCTGCTGCTGGTGGTAAAGGTGGAGGTAAAGGCGGTCCTGGACTTGGTATTGGTGGCAAAGCTGCCACTGGAGCACTCGTTAAAGCAGTTGGTAAGCGTGGAGCAGGGCGTGTAGGAACACGTATCGCGGCAAAGTATGGAGGTAGAGCAGCAGCAAAGGCAGCGAGTAAATATGGATCAAAAGCTGCTACAAAACTAGGTGTCAAGGGTGCTGCCAAGATTGGTGCAGGTGCTATTGCTAAGTCTGCTGGTAAGAAGATCCCACTCGTAGGATTAGGACTTGGTGCTATTTTTGCTGCTCAAAGAGCAATGGAAGGTGATTTCCTTGGTGCTGGTCTTGAGTTAGCATCAGGTGCTGCATCTACTATTCCTGGTATTGGTACTGCAGGTTCTGTTGGAATTGATGCTGCCCTAGCAGCAAGAGACATGGGCATGACCCCATTTGCAAAAGGTGGTATTATTACAGAACCCACCAATGCCCTGATGGGTGAGGCAGGTAAGGAAGGTGTATTCCCATTAGAAGGAAAGCGTGGTAGAGACACCTTCTTAATGATGGGTGAAGGTATTCTGGAAGCACAAAGAAAAGGAAAACAAGAATATGCAGATCTTCAGTCTCTAGGTCTTAAGAGATACTTCCAAGAAAAAGACGGTTTCAAGGCATTTGGTAATATTCTTGGACCTATTTTCAAGGGAATTTTTGGTCCTCTTGTAGGTGGATTGCTTGATAAAGCAGGCAACTTCGTAGGAAGTACACTTAATAATATATTTGGTACAGGTAGTCAACAAAATAACCTATCACCAGTTTCTACTGGTGGACTCGCTGAATTTATTGGTGGTTTAGAATCTGGAAATGACTATACCAAGATGGTTGGTGGAGCACAAGATGCATCTGTTCTTAATAAGACTATTGATGAGTTGATGTCAGAAAAAGGTGGTCAGTTTGCAATGGGTCGTTATCAGATCCAGATGAGAACTGCTAGCGAAGTTCTTAAGAATGCTGGTATCGATACATCATCATTTAAGTTTGATCAGGCAGGTCAAGATAAGATCTTTGAGTTGCTTCTTAAGAGAAGAGGTATCGACGACTTTATGTCTGGTAAGATTACTCAAGATCAATTTGCTAAAAACCTCTCTATGGAGTGGGCAGCACTCCCTCAAGATGCATCTGGTAGAGGATATTATGATGGAGTTGGAACTAACAAGTCGTTGACTAGTTTCTCTTCGGTCACAGATCAGTTAGCTGCACTTAAGGGATCTGGATCACCATTCCAAGCATCTGCCCCAGGCGCTGGTAGTCAGAATCTTGCTGCAGCAGCACAAAGTCTCAAGGGCATGAGCACAGCAGATGGTCCTGATGGCGGTCAGAATGGTTGTGTTTATGCTGTAAATAAAGTATTCAACAAAGCAGGTATTACGCCACCTTGGGGATCATCGCTTTATGTTCCTGATGCTGAGAAATCGATGATTAATGCAGGTTGGCAGCAAGTTCCATATGATCAGCAACAACCTGGCGATGTATTTGTCATGAAGGATCGGAAGTCTCCACCACAAGCACACATTGGTGTTGCAACTGATAGTCAAATGATCCTATCTAACTCATCTGGTAAAGCATCGATGAGTTGGTCATCTACAGCAGAAGGATATAACAGATATTATGGTGGTGTTGGTGCGTTGTATAGAATGCCAGGTCAGCAGGCAGTATCTACTACACAAGCAGCAGCTCCTGGTGCTGCTCCACCACCATTAACAGCAGAACAAAAAGCACAAATGTTCCAGAATGCTGGATTGTCTGCTTTGTCAGCAAATGTGTTGTCTAGTGCTAGTGCTACTCCTGGTCCTACTCCTGGTCCTATTTCCGCAGCACCAGCAGCACCAAATACAGGTACACCAATCATGGCTACATCAGCACAGGTAGCATCTGCTTCTACTGCTCCTGCAGCAGCACCTACTGTTATTAATAATTACTATGGTGGAGGACAACAGCAGAATGGTGTTAATCCAAACGGTGTATCTGCTGCTCCTGGCATGTCATCAACTGGAACTGAAGTGTTCCAAGACCTAAAAATTAGAGCACTAGGATAATGGATCAATTTCAGAACATAACAGACTTTCATCTCAAGAGTGTTGTTATTGCAAAACTTGGTGAGGATAAGGGATATGAGATCAAGCAAATGGTTGGTACATTTAACTATGTTGAGAGTATCACTAGTCCATTCCGTGCTGCTACATTAACAGTTGTTGATAGTGCTGGATTGTTAGCAGATCTCCCTGTTCAGGGTGGAGAAACTGTTAAGATCGTTTGTCAGACAAGTTCTAAAGAAGATGCAGAAGAGTATGTGTTCCAAGTATGGAAGGTTGGAAATAGATATGCCAAAAACCAAGTACAGTCATACACACTAGGTCTGATATCTGTAGAGGCGCTCAATAATGAGTGTGTTAGATTGATCAATAGATTAGAAGGAAAACCAGACTCTATTGTTGGGAAAATTTTAAAAGAGAACTTGAATTCAGAAAAAGAATTCTTCTCTGAGTCTCCTGAGTTTGCTATCAAGATGCTCCCCACAAATAGGAGACCTTTTGATATTATCTCTTCTATTGCAGTGAAGTCTGTTCCTAGTAGTGGCACAAAAACACCAGGATCTGGTAAAGGCAAGCAAGCAAAGACTGAAAAAGAAAAGATTGGTGGAACCGCAGGATTCTTATTCTGGGAGACAAAGAGAGGATACAATTTCTTCTCTGTTGATACTATGATTGATAGAGATGAGACATGGGGACCATACATCGAAAAACCAGCAAACCAGGGTGATGGTGCTGACGATAGAATGACCATCTCTCAAGCAATTTTTAATGCTGAAGTTGATGTTATGTCAGCAATGAGAAAAGGTAAGTATTCTAGTCTCATTGTATTCTTCAATCACTCTACTGGTCAATACAGTGAGTATCATTATAGTGTCGAGGATGCTTACAAAGATATGAAGCACCTTGGATCACAGAATACACCATCTCTTATTAAATTTGGCGATAAGTCTGTTTCAGATTATCCTACAAGAATTGTATCCACACTTTTAGATCATGAATCGTGGTATAATGAACCAGCAATCGCATCGTATGAGGAGGCAGACGGTTCAGATAAACCAAATGAATATTGCGATTTCCACAAGCATTTTGCAACCCAATCTTTGATGAGATATGAACTATTAAAACATCAGGTAGGAACTATTGTTATCCCTGGCAACTCAGAGATTTGTGCAGGAGATAAGATTAACATTAAACTGGTCAATAAAACCCCAGGAAAGAGAGTAGAACGAGAACCATATGATCCTGAGAGTAGCGGTGTTTATCTAATTGGAGAAGTTACTCACTCTTATGACAGCACAGAATCTACCAACGGAAGGTTTACGACAACATTAAGATTAATGCGAGACTCATATGGTGATCTAGAATCAGAGTCTAGCCATGGCACTAAATAAACAAAGGAGGTATTAACCTATGGAAAACATCGAAGCACACATCGCCAAGGACAAAGAGATTCTTCAGAATCCTATGACCTCTCCTCAGCAACGTCGTCACATCGAAGGCGAATTGCATGATTTGGAAGAATATGTAGAGCACCATAAGGCAGAGATCGAGGGAGGTGACCATCACGATCCAACTGCACTTGAGCTTTATTGCGATCAGAATCCATCCGAACCAGAATGTCTAGTTTATGACGATTAATTGATATGGATCAGTTAGTATCACAGTTGCTGCCTACTCAGCGCATTGGTAATGATGGTTTCCAATGGTGGGTAGGTCAAATTGAAGGAACCGCTGCTGATGAGAAAAACAACAAAGGCGGTTATAGATTCAAAGTGAGAATCGTTGGGGATCATCCTGGTGATCCCGAACTGGTTAGCACTGCGGATTTGCCATGGGCAACTGTGATGATGCCTGTGACTGTTCCATTTATTCCTGGTAATGGTGGTGGAGCACACCCTCAATTAGAGATCGGATGTTGGGTTGTCGGTTTCTACATGGATACCGAAAAACAAAAACCCATCATCATGGGTTCTATTGGACAGACTCCTGGTGCTACCAAAGTATTTGTTGAGCGAACACCAGATACGCCACCATTTACTACAGCAATTCCACAGGTAAATGCTCAAACAGATGGATCTCCACTGCAGCAGGGGACTGAAAAGAACACTGCTACTGGTGGATTATACGACGGTACTGTAGATGGCGATGGAAATGATCGTGTTGCAACACCACCATCAATTGTAGATCCATTAGTAAATGAAACTTCTGCTTCAGAAGACTGGTGTCAGTCAAAGGCAGAAAAATGTGATGAAGATGATATGATGTCCCAGATGACGGGCATCATGGGAGAGTTCCTTGCTGCTGTACAAAACAATGGCGGAAATGTTGGAACTTACTTAGTCAATAAGTCAACTGGTGGTTTGATGGATGGCATTGGCATGGCACGAGGCTATGTCAATAAAGCAATGAAAGTTGTTCAGGAATTCGTTGCTAAGGTAAAAGGATTTGTTATTGAGAAACTTACCAATGCAGTGAAAGACCTTATCAAGGCACTGCTATTCCCTTCAGATACAGGTAATTCGCTTACACCAGTAACAGTATTCTTCAATAATCTGCTGAAGCAACTTGGTTGCTCAATGGCAGACCTAGGTGATCGTCTAGCAGATTTCTTGACTGATCTCCTAATGAGTTATGTGGAGCAGATTTATCGTGCTGCTGCATGTCAAGTTGATGCTCTAGTTAATGGCATCATGTCGAAGATCAACTCATTGATGACTGATCTTCTCGATAGCGTTCTTGGTCCATTAAATGACATCCTTGGCGCAATCGCTGCCCCACTAAACATTCTTGGTGGTGCAATTAGTTTTGTTATGAACCTACTAGGAATTTCCTGCTCAGGTCCAGATAGATCTTGCGCGAAGAAGAAGCAGACCTGTACCAATGGAGCAGAAAAACTAGAGGAGAGAGACTTCCTAGATGGTCTGTTAGAAAGCATTGATAATCTATTCCCAGCAACTGGTGCTGATTACACCCAGTATGTTTGTGGAGATGCATATGAGGGCAAACCACTAGACTTCACAACTATTGGATTCACTGGTGGTGTTCCTCTGTTTGGTGGCAATACTGGCAACATCCCTGGCGATGGTGATGGCACAGACACCACATCTACGGATGATCCAAATGATAATGATGGTACAAGACAAAGGAAGCGTATTGTATATCACATCGACGATATCCTGGTCGAAGAAGGTGAGTTTGCACAGTTCACGGTGACTAGGACTGGATATACTGAATCATCTTCATCAGTCAAATATAGAACTCTTAAGTATAAAGGTTCTGCGAAAGAGCAAGAGGACTATATCCCAGTAAATGATATCCTTGGATTTGCTCCAGGTGAAACAGAAAAGACTATTACTATCAGAACAGTTCAATCTGTTGAGAGAGAAGCAGATGAAGACTTCTACATCATCTTGAGGAAAAATACTCCTATGCTTGGAAGTGATGTACAAACAACTTTTGATAAGAACATTGGCATCTGTACTATTACAGAAGGTAGGTTGTTTGAACCACGCGATCCATACAGAGGAAATATAAAAAATCCATATGAATATAAAGATACATTTACTGACGATGTAATTAAAGTAGTAGACCAGACTGAATTTGATCAGGAAGTACCTGATCCTGATCTTGGTACAGATACAGATGGTGATGGTCTGGATGATGATACTGGAAATGAAATCGTTCAGACTGTAGATGTTGTCGCTGATAGAGCAACATGTCCAGAAGGCGAGTTCATTGTTTATACTATTGAGACACAGAATGTTGAGAATGGAACATTCTTGTACTACACTTTGTCTGGTGATGATATTACAAGCAGTGATATCATTGGTGGATTGACCACTGGTGAGTTTGTTATCAACGATAATACTGCAAGAGTTGTAGTTGGTATCGAAGATGATACTGCTGTAGAAGATGCTGAAGTTCTTAGATTCACTGTTAATGGAACAGGAGCATTTGCAGATGTAATTATCTTGACAGATAGTTCTGATCTAGATGACTTTGATCAAGGTGTTGGCGATACACCTGATACTTCGTTCGATGACTTCAGAGAACCCACAACTGAACCACCAATCACTGATGACAATGGTGGAATCATCGAGATTAGAATTGATAACCCTGGTGATAGATGGGCAGAACCACCATACGTATTCATCACTGGTCAAGGTATTGGTGCAACTGCAACCGCTTTGTTGGATGACAAAGGTTATCTTACAGAGATCCGTGTCAAGTCTCCTGGTTATGGATACAAACTAAACCAAGCGACTGATGCTGGAAAGAGATGTATCATTGATTCATTCACACTAATCAGACCTGGCATTGGATATACTGAAAAACCAACGATTTATATTGATGGCAATCCAGATGCTGCTGAAGCAATTATCAATGAAGATGGATTTGTCATTGGTGCAAGAATCTTGGATAGAGTAACAACATACGAGAGATTCCCAGAGATTCTAATCATTGGCGGCAATGGATATGGTGCTAAACTATTGCCATCACTAGCATGTCTAGATACAAATGAACTTACTACAATTGGTTCCACTAAGGTCGGAACTGGTCGCTACGTGGATTGCCCATAATGTCAATACAAAAACCCGCCTCTACATATCCAAAGACTATTGCCAAACCTAAGAGTCCTGACGAGTCTCAGTCTCTAACGGATAAACCTAGGATTAGATCGTGGTACAAGGGCACCATGACCCGCTCTCACATCTATGAGAGAACTCTTCCTGATGATCAATCAAAAGCATTACGTATCCAAGGACCAGACTCTTCTTCTGGAGCAGCTGCTATTGTTCAGACCAGTCTAGGACAAATCAAACTAATCACTGGTAGAAAAGACAAAGAGTCTGGTCCTGGTAGTGGTAAGTTGTGTGTCCATAGTTGGGGATACCAAGCGAAGCACGAAAACAGAGCAGACATTCAATTCAATGCTGGTGATGATGGTGAAGGACAAGCATTGAACCTAGTATGTTATGGTGATTATGTTGAGCAGAGTGTTGGTTCTAGTCGTTATATTAGAGCAAAGAAGATTCTAATTGAAGCGACTGAAGAACTGATGTTGGTTGGTAAGACACAGGTCAATATCCAGTCAGGAACTAATGGTGGCGGTGCTATCATCATGAATGCTGGTAATATTGAGACTACCACCAGCAATGTTCAGGAAATACTTTTGGGACAAAAGATATCTGTAGGTGTTTCAGAAGACACAAAGGTATCGTTTGACCCTAGAGCATCTGCTAATATTGTATCTCCTGGTCATATCAACTGGACAATTTTGGGAGACTACAAGCAGTGGATTGGTGGTATAGAACAGCATATCGTTGCTGGCGGTCCAGGACTTCCACCACTCATTAAGGCGAGAGATTCAGCATACTCTGTTAAGACTGCTATTGGTGGTCAGACATATGATTCTGCTGACTTTATCAGTTCTAAGGCAGGTCTTGCATACGATGTCAAGGCAGGACTGTCTATCACTGAAGATGCTGGACTTAACTTCAGCGCCAAGGCAGGCGGTATCGCAAATATTAACGCTGCTGGTGCTGTCAACATCAAGGGTGCATTAATTTTACTTAACTGATTGTTAGGATATCCGAATATAAAATTGGCACAAGGGGGGTTGTTTTTTCGGGGCAGACCTGATAAATTGTATTCATGCGATGGGGGTCTAACCTCATCCACCATCTGTGGGTAATCACTCCACAAGTAAACAACACAAAAGGAAAACAACAATGATCAAAACTGCTTTTGCTGCTGCCGCTGCAGCTGCTGCTTTCGCTGCTCCTGGTGCTGCCCTTGCAGGACCCTACGTCAACGTAGAAACCAATGCTGGATGGACTGGCTCGGAATATAACGGTGCCGCGACAGATCTCCACGTAGGCTACGAGGGAACTTTCAGTGAAACTGGTTCATACTACATCCAGGGCGGCGCTACTGTGCTGACTCCAGACGGCGGCGACACTGACACCGTTCCCTCTGGTAAGGCAGGTGTCGGTCTGGGTCTGACCGAGGCACTTGGCGCATATGGCGAGGTCTCCTTCGTCGGTTCTGGTGATGACGATCTGGACCGTGGATACGGAGCTAAGCTCGGACTCAAGTATTCCTTCTGATAAATAATGATGCGATCTTTCGTGCGGTCGCTTCAAAAGTCGGAACACCAAATTGGGGTGCCCTGTTTCAGGGTGCCCCTTTTTTCGTACTCTAAATACATTGAATGATCTTTTATCATGAACTACAAACCCTATTCACAGGAATGGCATAGGTACAGATACCTCAAAGAGGCAGTGGATAAGTACCTTGACGACTACGTTGATAACGATATAATCATGAGAGATATTCTCGACATCGTATGTGATCGCCAAGAGCGGGCACATGCTGAATATCATCGACTCGAAGATCTGGAACTAAAACTACGAGACTGACATGCTATCTACTCAATACAGACTACGCTTAGAATTCATCTGTAAGAAGATCGCAAACAAGGAGGATGTAAAACTAGAGGACATGATCTGGGCAGAGAAACTTGCCAAGGCTCATACAACTGCTAGAGACTGGTTGAACAAAGCACGCCGTCAGGCGGCACAGGACATCCAGGAAGGCACAATGGACGATTTCATGAATAAGATGGGTTTGGGAGATCCAGACCCCTCCAACTACCGTACAGGGTTTGATGGTGCGGATGAGATCGTTGACTGGTTCAAACAAGACAAACCTGACGATTGGAGACAACGTGACTAACGATTTTCTGGACAACCTAGGTGCCGAACAGTACCGAAAGATGCATAAAAAGGTCAATAAGATTACACCTGAGACCTACGAAAAAATGAATGAGGAGTTTGAGGAGGAAGGCATGGCATTCCGAATCAATGTCCCTACACAAGAACAAATTGACGACTGGCAAAATGATCGATGACAACTTTAGAAAAATTGCTGTGGCAAATCATCTAGAAGGAGTGGATAAGTTAGTGGAAGGTGCTACCTGGGAAGAAGCGACGAACAAAGTAATCGCTGATAATCTTGTAGAAAAGATTGAACACCTTCTAAAGGGCAAAGCACACTATTTCACTTGCTGTGATAGAACTACTGAACACAGAAAAATTGTAATTGAGTACGACCACAAACAAAAATGAGGTATATCACAACCCAACTTCTTACTGAGGACGAAGTATCTCAGATTAGATCGTGGGTGGGTGCTAGTAAGAATTGGGTTAGTGGTACTAAATCACAGCGTATCGCCAATGTAGAACGCAAGAACAATATCGAACTGCATCAAGGTGCTGAGTCTTACAAAAAGGCATCAGCATTGATTGCTAACGCTTTATCAAAGAACAAAGAGTTTGGTGATTTTGTCATTCCAATCAAAACGAGTGGTATTACTATCTCTAGGACTCGCACTGGCGGGTTCTACAAACCACACTTTGATACTCATACCTTAGGAGACTTTAGCAACACCCTTTTTCTCTCTGACCCGTCAGAATATGATGGTGGAGAGTTGTGTCTATGGTCAGATGGTAAGGTAGAAAAGATCAAATTAACTCCTGGCATGATGATTACCTATGAGTGCGGTATAGCACATCAGGTAAATGAAGTGACCAGGGGAATGAGAGATGTCGCTGTGTTCTGGGCAAAGTCTGAGTTCAAAAATGAGAAACTCAGAGATGCTATGACCGATCTCTTTAAATGCAAGGAAATACTTGGAGAAACTCCAGTCTTAGACACAATTGAGGAGTCTCAAACAAATCCAAGTTTTCTAATTTCACAAATTATACATACAATTCGCAGGTACAATCACAGACAATGATGCAAGCATCCATTTATTCTAACGGTAGTCAAGAATGCGAGAGAGCAGCATCTCTCATGAGTGCAGTTCATCTTGACGAAGTGGTCGTTTATGAAAGAGACAAGCATTTTACTGAAGGTCAATTCAGAGATGAGTTTGGCGATGAGGTAGATTATCCTATGATCTCTATTGGTATGTTCAGAGGTACTTTGAAAGAAACCCTGAACTATATGAATAACAAGGGAATGTTTCACTGATCTTGACAGATCCTAAGAAACTCAGTAGAATAACACTGTCCAAGTTTCAGAAGGGTAATGGCTTTAGGTAATCAAGTACAAGAGAGTTTGCAGGAAGCTTCTGCATCTCTACGTAATGCTCTAGCATATGCTGCTAGACAAGAGCGACCCATCGTTTGTAAACAGATTGCTGGTCTTATTTCTGAGATTGAGCATATTGGTTCATTTGATGGTATAATGGACAAACTAGAGGAGATTTCCAATGAAGAAAACGTTTAAGAAGACCGATAGTAAGGGACGTGAAGAGATCTGGGAATGGGATGAGACACCTGAGCTCAAGGCATTCATTAAGCAGCAGTCAATCACTAGACTGTCTGCACCTCCCACAAGACCTACTTAATATGGTATAATAACTGTGTTGAGGGGCAAAACAGTAAGAGGGAACGACAAACAGTTCTCCGCCTCTCACACTTGCGAGTGTGGTGAAATTGGTAAACACACCAGACTTAAAATCTGTCGAACGTTACGTTCTTGCGGGTTCAAGTCCCGCCACTCGCATTTCCTGTTAAATACTATTATCAGGAAAGACTGACAATGACTCAGAAGTACACAATCAGCAGGAAACATGTTTTCGTTGACAACGAACCCGTTCTAATGTATTATGTTGAGAACATGCCTTTTGCATTTGATGTTCTTGAAAAGCATGAAAAAGAAGACAAGTGGATCTTGTCTGAAGCAGCAATTAATCCAGAGTATTCACTAGAAGATATCTTCAGATTCTCTGACTATTTGATTGCTGAAGAATGCCACCCTGTATTGTTTGAATTAGATCTCGTTAATCCTGAAGTTTTACCTGATGAACACGTTTCTTGAATTATTTGAAGGCACCTTCTCTAATAAACGTCAAGCACAATCTCATCCTACCCGTTATGCACACATTCGGGTAACACATAAAAAGATTTCAGACAATCGATTCTATGGTGAGCAGGCATACAACTACCTGCTCAACCGACCATACAGACAATTTGTAATTGAAGTAGTTGATGAGGGCGAACAACTACGCCTGAAGAACTATGAGATCGAAAATCCTGCAGAATTTATCAACTGCAAGAATTTAGATAAACTCACTGATGACCGCTTGACATACCGATCATCATGTGATAATATTATGAAGCAGCATGGACCAAAACTATTCAAAGGTAAAAGTGATACCTGCGAATGTTGGGTCATGCGTGGCAACATCAAAACTTATGTTGCCAATGAAGTCCAGTTGTCTCAAGAATACTACGAAGTTTTAGATCGTGGTCTTGATGCAACAACCAACCGTAAGGTTTGGGGATCTGATTATGGAGCATTTAAGTTTAAACGAATGCCTTTGTAGCTCAGTGGTAGAGCAGGGCTTTTGTAAAGCTCAGGTCGCAAGTTCAAATCTTGTCGAAGGCTCTGGGGAATTAGCTCAGTTGGTAGAGCACCTGCTTTGCAAGCAGGCTGTCAGGAGTTCGAGTCTCCTATTCTCCATAAACGGATTGGCGACATCCGTGCTCACATCTCCAGGAGAAAAAAGAACTGGAAAACCAACCCATGTGAGAGAGAGGTGGGATCCCTCTTGGTGCTACCGCTGTGGGACGCTGCAGCGGTTATTCCCAATCCTCTATAGCTCAATCAGGCAGAGCGGTTGACTGTTAATCAATAGGTTCCTGGTTCGAGTCCAGGTGGAGGAGTTATGTATAGAACAACTTATAGAGAACAATTTGGATACATTTACATGTGTTCAAAAGAATTAGTAAGAATGCTTATTCTCAGGGACAGGTATAGACCTCGTGTATAAATAAATCCGAGGATAAATTTATACTGCAGGGTCAGAATAATCATGCCATTAACACGTCTGGATAACCTTATCAGCAGCAAAACTGGTAAGTATCTTTATGTTTCTCCTGATGATTTCAACGCGACAGATGCGTTATCTAATAGAGGTAATTCACCTGTAACACCATTTAAGAGCATCCAGCGTGCTTTCCTAGAAATCGCAAGATATTCTTATCTGCCTGGTTTTGGTAATGATAGGTTTGACCAGTTCAGCATCATGCTGATGCCTGGTATTCACTACATCGACAACCGTCCTGGTGTAGCAGATACTAACCTAATTGATGTCTTTGGTTTCGACCAAGCAAATAACGAGTGGACAGACAACTCCATTCTAGATATCTCAAACCCTGATAACGTCCTCTATAAGTTTAACAACACTGAGGGTGGTGCAATCATCCCCAGAGGTTCATCTCTCGTCGGTTATGATCTTCGCCGTACTGTTGTTCGTCCTCTATATGTTCCTGACCCTGCGTCGGTAACTGTTCCTCGCTCTGCTATCTTCAATGTAACTGGTGGTTGCTACTTCTGGCAATTCACTATCAAAGATGGTCAGACCACTGCAGAATCTCCTCTCTACAATAACGTAGATGGCACTGGTGAGGTTTACTACGACCCTACTGACTTCACCAAAAAGAACGCTCCAAACTATTCTCACCACAAACTAACTGTATTTGAATATGCAGATACAGAAGAACTAGGTCTATTCTACAGAAAGATCGCTAAAGGTTTCTCTGCATATCAACCCACTATTGATGATCCAGGCGAATTTGATACAAGAGTACAAGAGAACAGAATTGTAGGTCCTCTATCTGACTCCAGAGTTATTGAATCTCTGAAGTTCAATGATGCTACAACTATCCCATCTCTGCCTGCATCTACATCTGAGATTGAAGTAACAACTAAGGTTGACCACGGATACTTTGCTGGTCAGTTTGTTGCTATCTCAAACACGGAAATTGATAGCGTACTTGAGGGTATCTTCCCCATCAAAGCTATTGATCAGAACGACCCACGTAAATTTACTTACGAAGTTGCGGAAGTTGTTAGTGCAATTGGCACTGGTATCGCAGCAGGACAGACAATTAGCGTAGATACTACGCCAGCACTAGGTTCTAATGCGCTAACTCTAGCGGAAGTTGACTCGGTTGAGTCTGCATCTCCGTATGTCTTTAACTGTTCTATCCGTTCTACCTGGGGTATTTGCGGCATCTGGGCAAACGGTCTTAAGGCGACAGGCTTTAAGTCGATGGTTATCGCGCAGTACACGGGTGTTTCGCTACAGAAAGACGACAGAGCATTCATCCGCTACGACGAGTATTCTAACACTTGGAACCAAGCATCACTAACTGATGCATTTGCTACTGTTCCTTATCACACCAAGGGTGATTCTTACTGGAAGGATGACTGGAGAAACTTCCACGTTCGTGCATCAGAAGATGCATTCATCCAGAACGTTTCGATCTTCGCTGTTGGTTTCGCTGATCACTTCCTGATGGAAAGTGGTGGTGATATGTCGATCACCAACTCGAACTCCAACTTTGGTAATACCTCACTACACGCTATTGGTTTCAAAGGTTTCGCCTTTAACCAAGATAAAGCAGGTTATATTACTGACATTATTCCTCCAAAGGTTATTGAGGAGTCTGCAGCAAACACCAAGAAAGTTCAATACTACACTATTGACATTCAAGGTACTATCCAAGAGCAAAGCAACTACACCAAGTTGTTCCTTGGTAGTGAAGACATCATTCAACCAATTGATCGTCCTGCTGTAACCATCAATGGTTATAGACTAGGTGCAAAGAGTGAAGAAAAACTATATGTAAAACTAGATCCAGCAACTGCTGGTGGTACAGAGGAGTTCAATGTATCACTAGAACCAACTGGTTTCGTTAAGTATATTGCTGCACCATCTATTCTAAATCCATCTGGATTCAGTGTTAATAGTGTATATTCAGACGCTGCTAATCTAATTGAAAGCAACCGTCGCATGATCCAAGAGGAAGTCTTCGGTTATATTCTAGAGAAGTATCCAAGACTCCAGAACATCTCTTATGTCAACCCAGGTAGAGATCCTCAAGCGAACAGATACTTTGATGCTCGCAACCTAATCATTGATAACAGACAACAGATTGTTGGTACTGTTATGGCGTCTCTGCTTGACACTTACGGTAGCACATCAATCCAACCAGATGAAATTGGATTCATTGTTGATGCTGTTGCAGAAGACCTTAGAGACGGTGGCAACTACAACATCATTGAGAAGGTTAGAGAATACTTCAATGGTGATGGAACCATCGACCAGACATATCTTGGTTCTGAAGAGCAGTATATGTGGGGACTTGCAAGAGCAAGAGACCTCTGTAAGCAAGCAATTGCTAACCTCTTGAGTGTCAAGGCAGATCTTTATGATCCAAGTGGCACAGCACCTGACCTATCACTCAAGCAGAACAACCCCTGTGGTCCTATTGTTAATGGATACACTGGTTCTGAGGCAGAAGAGGCAGCACTAACAACTAACGGTGTAACTTATGATCTCTCTAGCAAAGATGCTAAGAGATATAAGACTACCTACAACCTCATCGAGGGCAACAGAGACTTTATTCTTGACAATGCACTCGCTGAGATTGCTGTATACGAAGAGCAAGCACCGTTCTTCTACTTCCCTAACGATGCTCAGGAGACTGCAAGATCACGTTTCAAGTCAGCATATCGCTTTATCAGAAGAAACGCTGATGATACTATTCAGTATGCTATTGACGCAATCAATACTCAGTTCCCTACCTTTGTCTTCCCTAACAACAGCGACGAGAAGTGCCGTAGAGACCTAGCATACTTCATCGAAGCTGTCGGTATGGACATCTTCCTTGGTGGCAACAGATGGACTAGAGAATTCATCGGTCAGTATTTCAACGGTGGCAACTGGGTCCAGAATGGTCTACAGGGCGAAGAAGCACAGAGCATCTGGGGATACAATGCTGCTAGAGATCACATGATCCTTGCGGTATCTAACCAACTAACTGGTGGTTATAATGAGCGTGAAGTTGGAGTAGATGGTGATCCTGGTTATGTCCCAGGCATCAGTGAAGGTGAAGCAGTCTATGGTGATGGCAATGGTGATGTTCCTAACACTGATGCTGCAGCATGTACTGACGTACAGAACGCAATCGCATCACTAACATCTATTGTCACTCAGGTTATTCAGGATGGTGATAACACCAGCATCACTGATCCATCTGATCCCAACTATGTTACTCCTACAGGATCAGAATCACCTGCAGGTGAAGCTAAGTGCCGCAGAGATATTGGACACATCCTTGATGCTGTACAACAGGATCTCTGGTTTGGTGGTAATGAGTATTGTGTTGCTGCTGCAAGAGCATACTTTGACAGAAATGGTGCTCCAATTCCAGACGGTCTACTTGGAGAGCAGTCTCAGTCAATCACAGCATTCAAGCGAGTTGCTGATGCTATCAACCGTGCAATCAACAACAGACTTTACTACAAGGATAACACCATTACCCTTGACAACTACGGTGATCCTGTAGTTCTATCTGATAGTCATGCTGATGGATTTAATCAGTTGATGGCAAACAAAGTGTTTATTGCAGAGGAAGCATATGAGCGTATGCTTGCTGCATATCCATCATATCAACCACAACCAACAAACACCAAGCAAGATTGCCTAGACGATGTTTATAACGTTCTAGATCAAGTTGCATGGAACCTTAAGTTTGGTGGAAACAGCAAGACTTATGATGCTGCAGAAACATATGTCACCAACATCTTTGCTGGTCTAAATCCTGAGAGATTTACCCCAACTGATGTATCATATGATCCTGCAACTGGAGTATCAGTCTTCAGCATTCCTGGTCATGGAATGTCTGTTGGAGATTACATTAAGATTGCTGACAACAGCATCACATTCACCTGTGCTCTGGACAACAATGCTACCCAGCACTCCTATCCACGTCCTGGTCAGGATCCATATGCTGGTCAGTGGATTCAGATCACAGCGAATACAATCAACACCATCACTGTTAATGTAGGTATCTCCTCTGATACATCTGCACATACATTCGTCAGTGCAGCAACTGATAGCATCCTGAAGGGTGTTGCAGTATCTACGTTCCTTGATCCTGAGCGTGATGAGGCAGCGAAGGTATTCGTTGAAGTAAATGTAATTGCACAAGATGTCATTAGAAACAGAGCAGTTTCCGTATCTAATAACACTCAGTCTCAGCAGACCTTTGATCCAACTCTAGTAGAAGATTGGGATTCTCCTGGTTATGGTGCAAACTCCTGTGCTGCTGTAGTCAGTGCATTCGATACTCTAATGGGTATCGTTATCCAGTCAATCGGTACTGACGCTGGTGTTGGTAATATCAATGGTATCACCAGAACAGAACCAGCTCAACCAACAGAGTATACAATTCATAACTGCTCTGATGTTCTACAGACCGTTGATACACTGATCGGTATCATCACTGACATCACTTCTTCCTCCATCTTTGATCCCCCAGCAATTGATCATGGTGAGTGGGATTGTGCTAACGTCCGTAGCAGCATCGAGAACCTGTTTGACATCGCACTCGATGCATTCACTTCATCGACTCTAGAAGATCTACCTGTTGTCAACCGTGGATCCTTCATCACTGATGCAGAAGCATCCAAGTGTTTCCGTGATGTATCTTACATCGTTGACGCTGTTGTTAATGACCTAAGACTTGGCGGCAACATCAACTCTGTACAGGCAGGTGAAGCATACTACGTAGGAACCAGTGGAACCAGAACATGGACTCCAACTGATGCTACCTATGATCCTGCAACTGGTGTATTCACCATGACAGTTGCTGGTCATGATGCACAGGTAGGAAGATATATCAGACTTGCTGACAATTCATTCACATTCACATGTGCAATGGATAATGATCAGACCCAGAAGACATATCCACGTCCTGGTATTGATCCATACGCTGGTACTTCTATTCTTGTAACTGGAACTACTGCAGATACTATTACATGTAATGTTGGTATCTCTGGTCCTAACGAATCTTGGTCTCCATCCGCTGTTGACTACGACCCAACAACTGGTGTCATGGTTTGCACGATTGGTGCTCATAGTCTATCAGTTGGAGAAGGTGTTGTTCTTCAGAACAATTCATTCACATTTACTTGTGCTCTGGATAACAACCAGACTCAGCACACCTATCCACGTCCTGGTGTTGACCCATTTGCAGGTAAGTCTATTGCAATCACTGCAACAACTGCAACTACGATCACCCTCAACGTAGGTACATCTTCTGATACTTCACAGCATACATTTGTATCTGCTACAAACAATGCAATCCAGCATCTACCACAGACTAACCACACATTTGTAAGTGCTGCTACTGGTGCTCTAATCACTGGTGGTGCTCAACTCGATTACATCGATGGTGAGAAGACAGAGACCATTGATGCATGGAACTATGTCGGACAGATGGCAACTGCTGCCATGAGAAACTTCGACTTCCTAGCATTCAATTGCTCTACAACTGCTGGTTCTGCAATCATTGACATTGGAGATACTCGTGGTGTTCTAATTGGTATGAAGGTTGTTGAGTATGATGAAACTGATCTAGTCAACCCTGCATATGTCAATGGACTACTACAGGATGGAGCGAGTGCAATCTACGGCAACATCCCTGAAGAGACTTATGTCAAGAGAATCGTCAGCAATACTGAGATTGAACTAGGCATTAGAGGTTCTAGATTTGAGCAGGGTGCATCTGTATTAGCACAGGCAACCAGCACAACTACTAATCTATACTTCACCTTCCCACAAGGTTCATGGGCAGATACAGAACCAACCACAGTTGTTGTTGGTCCTGAGTCTGAAGGTCCTGATGTTATCCAAGATACTCTAACATCTCCATCTCAAAGAGAGTGCGCTGGCACTGCTGATGCAATCGAAACACTGGTTGGAAACATTACCACGATCATCAACAGTGGTGTTGGTAGTGTAACAAGAGTAGAACAGACTGCTAACATCGCACTGTTTGCATCTAGAGCAACTGTATTCACGATCAATACTACTGGCACTGGTGCATCAAACCCACATGACTTTGAAACTGGCACACCAGTCAGACTGGTTCCACGTCCACGTTTCGATACTACAACTGGTAAGTATGTTGACGTTGACAAGCGTCTTGTCAGACTACCTAATGGATTCGAGACTAACACAACTTACTATGTAATTGCTCCTGGTAGAACAACAGCACCAAATGACTTCAGCAACACTACCTTCTTCAATGGTAGTGATCAGACTAAGTTGATGCTTGCAACCTCTAGGGAGAATGCAGCAGCAGGTATCTATCTCTATTCATCTGAATCGGAGAGCATCGACAAGGATGTTGAAATCGATATCTATCAGTTCGTTCTTGATACCAAGTATGATCTCCATAACTACAAGTCAAAACTAACCAGTGCAATTAACGCTGGTATTGAGACTGATGTTCCACACATCTTCGACGTACCATTTGCCTCTGTAACACCTCACAAGGTATTCTTTAGAGAGGTTGAGGGTGGAACACTACCTGAGGTTTCTACAACGTATGCAGCAGATGCTGACGTTGCAGTACAAGATCCTAATGATGCAAACTTCGGTAAGATCAATCCTCAGATTGAATTCTTCGCACGCTATCAGAACGATAGAGTCTTCACAATCCACAAGACTCATGCAGATGCTATCAACAATGTAAATCCAATTACATTCGTTCCTGGTCAGACAATTACATTCAATGTATATGCTAACAAGCGTAGATCACCTGTTAAGTTTGACCCATCATTCTCCAGACTAACCAATAAGTCTGGTAAGTGGTATGTAAATTGTAAGGATGAAGGATCTGCCAACAACCTACAGGCAATCAGAGAAAACAATATCTTCTGGAGAATCAAGCAGTCTGACCTAGCAGATAGAAACAGATCTACTGACATGTGGTACACACGTCTCGAAGATGAGCGTGGTGCAGATGACAGAACATATAAGATCCGTTATGTCATTCCTAAGTACATCGAGAATGCTAGAGATCCTATCAATGGATTTGTTATCAAGACAAAGACTGACGATACTCGTAAGTTAGTACCACAGAAAATCCTACTCAAACCAGTAGCAGGAACTGTATATGGTGCTCGTTTTGAGAACCCAAGACAGGCAGGTGAATTCATTGGTGTTGATCAAGCAAACTTCGATGCTGCTTCTCTAAACATCGATGCAGCATATGATCCATATCTGTCTCCTGCATTTGCTAGATTCAACTCTGGTATTCAAGCGACAATTCAATCAGCACGTTATGTTGAGGACAGACTAGATCCTAGCATCCAGTATCTAGAGATGACAGTGTTTGATCACACTGTTGATACTCTAAACTTCGGTGGATTGAGAAACGAATCGTTCACTACGGTTAAGATCAATGCACCTCAGGGTGGTGAGTGGACAGTTAACAAGACTGAAAGCACTACTGCAAACCAGATCACATGGTCTGGAAATTCAACAGGTCTTGCTAACCTCCATGCATACATGACCGTTAATGGTGAGCATTATCTCATCCTGAAGAATGTTCGTGGTGGTAAACTAGAGTTTAGTGAGTATTATAACACTAGATTCCAACAGGGTACAACCTTTGCTGATATGCTGGAAGACCAGGATATGGGCAAATCGCTACCTCTAAAAACACTAATCAAGAAAAAATATCCTGAGTATTTTTACAAGCAAAACGGCGCTAACGTTTATACTATCACCCCTGGTGATCGTATTCAAGACGACGCTGGTGTTGAATACTATGTTGAGAGTGTTGAGGATGCAGGAATCATTGATGACACATTCTATGTCTTCAGTTATGAGACCCTACAGCGTAGAATCGCAGGTCAGCAAGATGGTGTTTACTATCTCTCTTGCCTACGCGGTAATATCTCACCATTCCCAACTGGTGCAGGTGCTGGTGGAAACTTCCGCAAGTTCAACTTCTCACAACCAGTCAGCAGACTATATCCACTAGATTATAAGAACGATCCTCTGTGGTTCAAGAAGAATGGTACTTCTACAGAAGAACTAGCACTAGCAGTTCAGTCTATCGATCCACCTTCTACTTTCTCCGCTGCAGACAACTATATTCATGGTCTTGTAACAACGAACGATTACAAGAACTCTGTCACTAAAGAATTGGTTGAAGACTTCATCAACCAACCAGCATTCATCATGAATGACTACAGTGGTTCTAATGCAATCCAAGCACAGGAAGGCAATGCAACCTCTGGTTCTGAAGATCGTAAGATCAAGATTTCTGGTAATAGCACAGTTCTAGCAGATCAGAAGTATTATGTTGAACTTCGTAGACCATCTATTGCTCGTGCAGGCAACCACACGTTTGAGTATCTTGGTTTCGGACCAGGAAACTACTCCACAGGTCTCCCAGCACGTCAGGAAATCGTCTTAACTGCTACTGAGGACTTCTACGCCCAAAGTAAGAAACAAGACGGTGGTATCGTCTTCTACACGGGTCTAAACTCCAACGGTGATCTATACATTGGTAATAGAAAGATCAATGCTATCACTGGTGAAGAGACATTCCTAGAGGCAGCAGTTCTTGAGTCTAGTGCAGATGACGACGAGGATATCGGCAACCTAGTTACCACCTTCGACACACCTGTAACATTCAACCAGAATATTACAGTTGTTGGTGGTGATGGTTCACAACAGAACGTATTCCAGTCTCCAGTTGTTATTTCGGTTCAGGATAACGATCTATCAGAAGTTCGTGATACATTGATCATCCGTTCAAATGTATCCTCTGTTGATCCTATCACCAACCTAGAGCAAGACGAATCTCTTGATAGAACTGCATTCAAGGTTGTTAATGACGGTGATATCCGTATTAGCAAGAACAGAGTCCAAGCAGCAGTCTTCGGATTCAATGCAAGAGGAACTGGTCAAGGATATCAGATTCAGACACATATCACTAACGGTATCCCCTCAAATATCACTCCTAACAACAACGCTGTTCCCGCAGATGGTGGCGATAGAGTATACGCTAACCAGTTTGTATCTTACAACGGTGTTGCTGTTAAGGCAGGAGACATCCTTCTCAAGGGTGTTGAGGTTGGTAAGACTGGATCCTGGGGTTGGATTTATGCAAACTACTTCCAGACTATTGCACAGAGCAACATCTTTACTATCGAATTTGATGCCACTAACATCGTCAAACTTACGTTTATCGATGACCAGGGTGTTAATGTTCCAAACAGTGCAATTGGTCTTACTTCTGGATCACAGATCAGACTTAACAACTATCCAGATAGCAGACTGAACTCTGTATGGTCTGTCTTCAGTCCTAATGGCGATGCATTTGATCCTACAAACAACTACGTACACTTCCAGATTATTGATGCTATCCCAGCAAATACCCTATCCTGGGGTGGAACTGGTGGTGTAACTGACGTTCCTGCAGGTCAAGCTGCTGCAACTATTGACTTCTCTAACTCCAACTGGAAAGAGATGGGAGTTGTTGGTGCTGAAGCACTCAGAACTAACACTGAGACTATTGGTGATTACAAACTTGGCATCAACACTATTGCTCGTGCTTCGCACCTTGCAACTCAGACCGCATGGATCTCTGATGAGACTGATCCAAGAGCAAACCTAGATGTTGTTGGTAATGTATTCATCACTGGTAAGACTGTTCCTAACTTCCTAACGGAGACTACAGTTGCTAGAACTGAGAATCCAATGGATAACGCTCTGCTAGTTGGCGGAGACAGCAACGATCCTGATGATGACGCAGTATTGAGAGTCATGACCACCAATGGTGGTAGACTTGGTATTAACACTTCAGTTAATGATGTTGTTAATCCACAGAACAACCTAGATCAGACTCTGGTTGTTGTTGGTACTGGTAGAATTACTGGAGATACTGAGTTTAGTTCTGACATCCAAGTTAATGGTGGTGATCTAACCACTACTAACAACACATTCAACTTTGTCCCACAGAATGCAAACATTCTAAACTGGGCAGGCGAAGGTCAGATCTTTAACTTCCTGAATAACACCACTGTTGATCAGAGCATCAACATTGCAAACTCCTCAGGTACTCAGACACTTCAAATTGGTAATGCTGCTACACAGTCATCGCTAAGAATTCACAGAAATTCTACTAACGCAATTGTTGATATTGCTAGCGTTAATGATGATGTTGCTAATAACTGTGAAATCGTTCTTGGTGGTGCATGGGGCAACACTGCATCATACACCGAGATTGGCACAAGACAACTACTTGTCGCTGGCGAACTTGAGATTGGCACACGCTACGGCGCTGGAACCAGCACCTCTAGATTGTTCACTCAGACCAGAACTGTTGATCTCTTCGATGGAGACCAAACTAACACAGTTAACTTCGCTGTTAACGCTACTCAACTACAGATGGGTTCTACTGGTGGTTCTACCACTGTTAGAAACACACTAAATGTTCTTGCATCTGCTGTTGTTGAGGGTAATATCAGACTAGACGGTGGTCTAAATGCTGGTATCCTTGAAATCGGTAGAGGTAAGTTTGGAACAACAATCGTTCCTCATAATGTTGGTGGACTAGAGAATCCAAACATTGACTTCTACAAGTATCAGTCTACTGGTAAGTTCATTGATACTGCAGGTGTTTCTACCTGGGGATCCAATGCATTCTTGCTTGCTGGTGGTCAGATTGCTTCTATTGACACCATTGTTAATAACGGCGCTGCATTCAGACCATCTGCAACATATTCGTTCCTAACTGCAACCACAACTGGTATTGGTACTGGTGCAACATTCACGGTTCTTGTTCGTGCTGATAGCACAATCGACATCACTGTTGAATCTCCTGGTTCTGGATATGTTGCTGGTGATACACTTACAATTGGCAATGATCAACTCGGTGGTGGAGTTGGTGGTGGAGATCTTACCTTCAATGTTGGTTCTACTAACGATGCTGGTCAGACATACTTCCTACCAATCACAACCCCAACAATTACTGACTTCAAGGTTGGTGATCTTCTCCTAATCGACAGAGGTGATGCTGCATCTCCAGATAGTGTTGGTGTTGCTCCAAACCAGTTGACTGGTCTAAGAGACGAATCACAGAGTGAGATTGTTCGTGTTATCGGTCTTGCTAACGTTGCTAACCCTGCTGATCCTAACGGATATAGACTAATTGTTAACAGAGGTCAAGAAGGCACTGGCGTATATGATAACCACCCTGATAACTGTGTAATTGCTAAACTGGTCAAGCAATCTAATGCTTCCTTCATCACTGGTTCTGACCTTGATCTAGATGGAAACATTGATATTCCTGAAAGCGGCATCAGCAATGGCGCTGGCAATGTAAGAATCGGTGTTGCAGAATTTGGTGGTACAATCTCCACCAGAGACCTACTCAGACTAACTGCTAGTGAATTTGTATCTATCGAAGATCTCATTAGCACTTCACCTCAGTCATTGAGTGTCAATGATGGTGGTTCACCTGCTGCTGAAGTATTCAAGGTTGAGTCTACTACAGGCGATACTTACATCTTCGGTGATATCCTTGCTGGTACTGGATTCAACAGATTCACTGTTGATTCTGACACTGGTAATACTATTACTCAGGGAACTCTAACTACAAACAATACGCTTACTGTTAGAGGATCTACGTTTGCTGCAGATGTTGGATCTGCAGACTTTGAACAGAATGGTTCTCCTGCACCATTTGCAAACAGTCAGTTGTTTAAGTTAACACCTCAGGGCAACACTGAGTTCCTAACTCTAACAAATGGTGGTACTACAGGTACTCAGGAAGCGGTCACTTTCCAAGTTGACACTGCAACTGGAAGCATCTACAGTCTTGGAGACATGCGTTTCTATGGCAAGGATGAAAATGGTGTTGCAGATCAAACAGTTCCAAGACTTGAGTTTATCAATTCTTCTGGAGACTTCACTGTATATGGTTCTCTATCAGCACTAGGAAGCGGTCCTAGCACGTTTGGTGGATCTATCGTAGTCAACACTGGTGGTCTTGACATGACCTTCAGAGATGGCGGCGGTGAGGCACAGGATAGAAGAGTTGTTGTTAAGGATGAGAATGAAGGAGAGTTGTTCTCCATCGAAAGTGATGGTGCAATGCAGGTTGCAGGCATCAACAACTACTTCACCAGAACTGGTGGTAATAAGTGGGTAAACAGCAGCAATACAGTTATTCAAGCTGAAGCAAACGTTAACTACTTTGTCAACCCAGGTGGCAATACTCTGTTCAAACTACCTACCAATCCTCTAATTGGCGATACTATTCGTATTATAGATATTAGTGGGGCACTAACTTATGATAGGACTCTGGTCGTCAGAGCACCTGATGATACTAAAGTTCAGGGAGAACTTTCAAATACTGGTTCTGCAGTCTTGACTGGTGTTTCTCCTTCCGCATATGCTGGACATAACGGTGGTGAATTAGTTGTACAAACACCACATGCAGCATTTGGACTTGTATATGCAGGAGCATTGAATCCAGATGGTAGTTCTTCTACGGTTCCATCTGCTCAAACTGGTTGGTATTTAATGGACGTATAAAGAGATGTTTTACCAAGGCACAAAATCTATGAAGGCTGCGGTCATTGGCACTATCATGCCGTGGTCTGGTGGTCTGAGTTCAATTCCAGATGGGTGGATTATTTGTGATGGATCTAGTAAACAGGCAAGGGAATTTCCCTTGCTTGTTCAAGCTATTGGTGATACTTACAATCTAGACCCAAGTACGTCTAATTTAGGTGGTGCGTTTCCAAATTATCAGGGAGATATTCTTCTCCCTAACTTGAATGGTGGTCAGCACCTAATGGATATTGAAGAAGAATATTTTGATGAAGCGGCAAATGGTGGTACAGGAAAAGCACCTGAGACTGACGCTACGGCGAGAAATCTCATTGCTCCTTACATTGGACCTAATGTTAATTTAATCTCCAACGCTGTATTTACAGATGTTCGTACTGATGTTGAATTTACACTCAATGATAGATTAGGTTATAGTGGAAATATTCGTGGTAATACCATTATTGATGGTATTGGTGAAAAAGTCATGTATATTGGTGGAAGAAAACTAGGACACCAGCATATTAGACCACATACACACAGTGGCGTATATGAAACGCTGAACAATTTGCCTGTATCCAGATCTGGTAAGGGTGTTATCCCTTGGGATAACGTTGAATTTGACTGGACATATCAGGCATCTGATGACCAGGAAGATGGTCCAAACATTGATACTCTATACTTTAAATACATTCAAACATATCAGGGAGTTAAGGTAGAATCAAACCTTTGGTCTACTGGAGCAGTTGACTCGTATAGTGGTGTTGGTGGTGGACGAGATGGTAGAACAATTGCTCAGGTAGGTTCTGAGAACCCACCAGTTAACATCTATGCTAAGGAGATGTATCGCACCCCTGTTGCAGAACAGAGTCAATTTGATTATCAACAGATGTCAGGTGGTGATACTATCCCATATGCATTGTTCTCTGGAAGTGTTGATATTCCAACTGGTCAACAAAATTTCTATTCTGATTTCCCTGGTGTTGGTAATTTTGGTACATTCTTAAGTAATAGTGCTACCGATTGGTTAGGAGATAATTTAATTGCACATACACATGAACCTTTTGAAATCGTTTATGATCAGGGTAGTTTAAAACCACAGTCTAGTTTGATTGCGGACGTAAATATTCCTGTTACTACGGAACTAGATAATGAAGTTAACAAAGGGGCATTGCAAATAGACATGAACACAAGTCAACCATCAGTAACTTGTGTTTATATCATCAGAGCTTACTAATATGGCAAATTACACACGAGAAAGATCAAGATACGGCGGTATTGTGGGCACTATTGTCGCACATTCTACTCCTGGATTAGGTACAGCAAACGATCCAAATAGTGCAAATTTTAAGGAAAGTCTGCCAGCAGGATATTTGCGATGTGATGGTTCTATTTTGAATGTAAAAGATTTCATTGCTCTAGCAGAGGTATTGGGAGCAGGTAGTCAATGTAGATTCAAGAAAGATACGGTAACTTTAACTGAACCAAATCCAGAGACTGGTGAGTTGGGACAGTTTCAATTGCCAGACTTAGGATCTAAAGTTATTATTGGTGGTAGAGGAACAGGTGTATACAATAACCTGACTGTTGATCGTGGGATTGTTGAAACTAATCCTCTAACTAGAGTTGGTCCTCAAGTTAATATTACTAGCAATAGTGGTTCTAGGATCACTTCAACTTATCAGGGAAATGCTCAGATCAGTCCTGTAACTGGTATCTCGATGTTGGGCAACCCAAGATATACTATTCCAAGATCGACAACTGAAGAAAGTCTTGGCATTGATAACTTCCAAGGTCATGCTCACAACTCTTCTCAGAAGTATCTGAACTATACAGGAAACCACAAAGTCGGTGGAACTGGTGGTAAAGACTATGGTGAATTCGGAGCAAACAGTGGTGCTGGACATGAACTTAGATTCACGAATGAATCAGGTAGTGAGTCAGTTCACTCACATAATATCGCTAGACCATTCAGTTATGCCCATAACTTTACATATTCATATGCACAGAAGCAGGTAGATATGAGTGGTGTCTCAGCATTTGTAGACGTTGATGTTAGTGATGCTGAAAAGTTAGATCAGTTAGTTACACCGTTTATTCTTGTAGAATATATCATTAAGATCTAACCATGCCACAGACATTTACGATAGCAAATCAGGGATCGCTTATCGTTCCTGAAGAGATTGCTGAACTCGAAATTAAGATGTGGGCAGCAGGTGGTGGTGGAGAATCAGTTTCTGATAGTTTTGTTAGAACGCCAGGAACAAATGGTGGAGACTCTGAATTCTTTGGATTAAAAGCAACTGGTGGTGCTGGTGGATCTACACCAGGAGGTGGTAGTGCAGGATCTGCATCTTCTGTGTTTAATTGGGCAAATTTTGGTGTTACCGTTGGTACTTTTGGTGGTAATAGTGGAGGAATTCCTACCGCTGGAAATGGTGCAACTATTGCTGGGCAACGTCGAGGCGATGGTGGTGGCGGAGACCCAGGAACAACTACATATACATCATCTTCATTTCATATTTTTGATAATAATTCAAATACACACGTCTTCCAGAGTTATAGTCCAGATTTAAGTATTAGTTATATGAATCCATGGGCAGCTGATGGATTATCATGTACTCCAAATTACGGGACAAAACACTATAGGATTACATTTAACAATGCTTTTGTTAATTCTTTTTATTCTATAAACGTTTTTGGTATTTGTCAGCAAGCTGCTGGTGGCGGTACGGCTACACCTTATTATAGTGCTGGTATTTTAGATAAAACTTCCTCTGGATTTAGAATTTGGTTTTGTAATGGAAGAGGTAAAAATGGATACATTAGATGTTTTTCATTCACTGCTTCTGGCATCAAAGCTGGCGCTCAGGGTATGGGCGGCGGTGGTGGTGGAGGAATTACTGCTTCTTTTACTAGACAGCAATTGATTGACTCTGTCACATATGCTCCTGGGACTACACATGTAGCAACAGTTGGTACTGTTGGCACTGGATATACACTTGGCGGTCCTGGGTATCTTGAAGTCTCTATGCTCATCAGACCCAAGGTAATTCTCGATGTACTAGATACTGTTCTAATTATTGGACAATGTACACAATTATCATGGGAAACTACTGGTGATGGCGATACACTCTATTGGTTGGCGGGTAATATTAACAATCTAAACTTAACCAGTTCTGTACAAATTTGTCCTCAAATTACTACAACGTATTCTGTACAAGCAACTGGGTTGGGTGGAACATCTGCAATTGCAACCCAGACAGTTTATGTGGTTTATGTTCCCACAGCGACAATATCTGGTCCTAGTGAAATTGATTATGGTGATACATTAAATGTTGCATATGAGACACAATATGCTGACACTGAGATCAAATTGACTCCGTTCTATCAGATGACTGATGGAACTTCGTTTGAGGGATCTAGCATTCAAATTACTCCTGCAGTTACAGGAGAATCTGGAAGACCAGATTCAGAAACTATTGTTAATGGGAATGTAGATATTCCAGTTCCTTGGGGACCTACTGGACCAGCACAGATTGAGGTACGTATTACTGCTACTGGCACTGGTGGAAGTGTTTCCCCCACTACTGGTTTTATACCAGTAAATATTGATATTACACCTGATAATGTTAATATCCCTGAGACTGATGATGCATTTAAGGATCAAGATCCTATTGTTTCACCAGATAGTGATATCTTGACAAGTTTAATTTTGATTGATGGTATCGATATTCCGATTACTGTTAAATCTAACGCCCAAATTAAAATAGATATTAATCAGGGCGACGACTGGCAAAGCGTGGAGCAAATTTAATGGCAATTATATACACTAGCAGAAATATACCTGGCGGCATTGGTGGTGATTATACCAATGGTGCATGGGGTTCTCTCATGAATAGTTATGCTGTTAGATTCACTGGTCCTAACAGCGGTCCTGGTAGTGCTTACAATGGTTCTACTTTTGGATTTTCTGGTAGTGTATATTTTCCATATTCTGGAACTTATACAGTTCGAGCATCTGCAGATAATAGAGGATCATTGAATGTCGCTGGTCGTGGTTGTTCTGTATCTGGATTTGGTGGACAAGCGACAACTACATTTTATGAGACGCCAGGAACTAAGAGTATAAGTGGTACTGTTTTTAATGCACCATCATCAGACAATTACCAATCAAATCCATATGGTATTGCTTTTACTATTGACGCACCAGCAAGACCTCCAGCACCATCTGTAAGTATTTCTGTAAGTCCTTCTGCAATTATTCAAGGACAGTCCGCTACAATCACTTGGAGTTCTTCTGGTGTTGGCATTTACTATCGTAATATGTCAAACATATCACCTGCTGCTAGTGGTAGTACAACAGTCAGTCCGACTTCTAGCACACAGTATTTCTTTGATGTTCGTGGTGAAGGTGGACAAACTGTTAGATATGCATTCTTAACTGTTTATATCCCACCTGTACTTAACATGACAATTGGTGATACAGTTCTCATTGCAGGTCAGTGTACTACTTTATCATGGTCTGTTAGTGGTGATGGCAATACTGTTATCTGGACAAGTGGTAATATTAATAATCAAAACGTAACTAGTGCTGAGACAATTTGTCCAGCAGTTTCTACAACTTACAGTGCATATGCTACTGGACTTGGTGGAACCAGTCCAACAGCGAGTATTACAGTTTATGTTTATCAAGTACCTGTCATTAATGAGTTCAATGTTCCTGAATCATTAAACTATGGTCAGAATGGAAATATTGATTATGATGTCAGTTATGCAAACACTAATGTACAGATACTGACGGTCTATAATTATAACACATATTCAGATGAGATAGGCATTATACAATATCCAACTAGTGGAACTGCTGAATCAAATGGTCCAAATCCAACAGTTAGTAATGTAATTGGCACTAATATCACATATAATAATTTTGGACCAAGATCAGTAACATATATTTTGACTATCACTGGTAGTGGTGGTTCACAAAGTCTCTCTAAGGAGGTTCCCATCATCATTGATGAGGAGATGGACAACTTAAATATTGATGAGACTGATGGTAAGTTTCAAAATGAAGAACCAGTATACACAGTAGATGCTCTGCCTGCAGACACTACGACATCTGACATGTATGCAATTAATAGTATTGATATTCCTGTAGAAGTTAAGTCTGACTATCCAATCTCAATTAGAATCAATGATGAGGAGTTTACAGATATACGACAAATTGGTACTGCTCCACCAACAGGTTCATCTGAACCTGTACCAGAAGTTACACAAATAGTTGCTGGTGCTGGTATACCACCAGTGCAACCTACTGAGGAGTTTCCTGTCAGATCACAGGCATCATCATCACTTTCTTTTAGTGATGGATCATCATCCAAGACCATTATCTTAGGTGGTTCTGTAACTATTTCTTGGTTTGTTCGAGGGTACACTAGTGCATATATTAGTCCTGTTCCTGGTGCATTATCAGTTACGTCAGGAAGTGTAAAAACTTATAGTGTACAAAATATTCCTAGGTGGTTTAGTACAAATCCTCCACCTGGAGATCATATGTGCTCTCCATCTAATCCTGGTGGATATAGTCAAGAAGGCACTCTGTTTAAATCATTTACTACACAGGCACCAGGAACATTCTTGGGATATGATGCAGAATATCCTGGAGTTAAACCAATTGCATATATTGGATACGTATATCCATTCTATTCGTCAGGTCATCCTGTGCCCACAACAACAATTTACGAAAAAGTTGACCCAAATGGTAGTACCCCTGGTGGTTTTGGAACTATTTGGACTACAAGTTCTAGTGGTGAAGGACCATATACTTCCAATGGACCTAATACTGGTTTTAAAGCACCAACTAGTGGTTATACCGATGCTTCCAGTCTCACTTATAGTGGTAGTTATACTCATACACCTGCTGGTACAACAACTTATTCACTAAGCACGGGTGGAAGTTGTACAGTAACAGTATTGGTTCCTCCAACACTTTTCATCAGTGCTCCTTCTACTCCTGTTATTGCTGGTCAGCAATTTACGGTTAGTTGGTATACTACAGGAACAACGAATGGAGTTGTCTGGACTGCTGGACCTATCAGCAATGGCAATACTACCAGTAGTCAAACATTTACTGCTGCAGATACTGTTACTTTTAGTGGATATGCAACTAATGCAGGTGCTGGTACATCACCTACCGCAACTGCAACAGTAAGAGTTGTACAAATCCCAACATTTGAGTGGAACGCTCCAACACAATTAAATTACGGTGATGATTGCTTTGTTGGTTTTGAATCAGAGTATTGTAATATCAGTATTAATATTACGCCATCATATGTATTTGCTGATGGTACTACACAGCAAGGAACTACACTAACATTTGGTCCCGCTGGAAGTGCTGAGATAGGTGGTCCCAATACTGTAGTAAACGTAGCATCCACACAAATTGCAATTCCATGGAATTTGGAAGGACCTGAGCAGGTTCAATTAGTAGCACAAGGAACGGGTGAAGGTGGTAGTCAGACTTTCAGTTCACTTATCACTGTTAACATTGATAGAACACCTGATGGTATTATCATTGATGAGATAGACGATGCTTTCAA